TTCATTAATAACCCAATAAGATTTTTAGTTACCATCTGCGAAATGGATTTGCTACAAAAATAGTAAATAGTTTTTAATTAAACTAATCTTTTATGTTCTTTTTTATCTCTAAATTAATGTTATGGTAAATGTCGCTAATTTGGTCTAAATATTCCTCGTTAACTTGGTTTGTTTTTAACATTTCATCCCATAGCTTATTACCAGCCTTTACCCATTCATTAAATAGTTGTTTAGGTCTTTGGTTTAGCTTACCATTTAAGGCGGTGGATTGCTCCACTGTTGCCTTAAATAGTGCTAATTGTATGTGTGTATCTGCTACCATTAGAATAATGTTTCTTGTTTATTAAACTCAAATCTACTGCCAACTTCTTTCATGTTTAGTATGGCTTGTTTGTAATATGAATCTTTTAATTCAATTCCAATAGCTTTACGACCTAAACTAACTGGACTAAATACCTCACTACCAACACCCATAAAAGGAGTAAAAACAACTTCATTAGGATTAGAATATAATTCAACAATTCTATCAATTACATCTAATTGTAAAGGATGTACGTGCTTTTCATCGTCATCTTCTCTTGAATCTCTAAATGGTAAAATATTATCATTTCTTATGTCATCCCAAACAGAAGATGCATAACGCTGCCAAATTATTTGACTTAATTTATTAGTCAAATGGTTTTGACCTTCATTATCTGCATTTTTATATTTTTCTAAAATGTGTTCCCATTTACCATACTTTTTTTCCATTGCAGGTAATAATGGAGTTTCACCATGATAAATTTTAAAACCAGTTGGATTAGTTACTTTTACTTTATTTTTTCCTATTTTTTTAAATATTAATACATAATCAGGTATTGCAGTAAAGCACATTGTTGAATCTTCAGCAATATTTTTATGCATTAAACTTCTAACCATTGTTCTCATTCTAACCTCTAAAGGCTCTTTCCAAATTGTAATACGATTATGTAAATTAAAACCATATTTTTTATGAAGTTTAATTATTTCATGAGGGAAGTCATATAAAATGTGAGCAGTAGTATCTGTTAATATATCTTGGCAATGTACTGCGTTTATTCTGCCTGACTTTGTTACTCTTGCCATTTCTTTAATTAAGAATTCATATTGCTCCATAAACTCCTCTTTTGAGTTACAATTGCTAAAGTCCTTTTCACTACTTGAGTAGTTGTATAATCCTGCAAAAGGAGGCGAATAAACCGCTAAATCTACACTTTCATTTTTAAGTGTTGATATTACATCCATACAATCACCATTATAGATTGCATAATTTTCTGTGACCAATTGGTCTTTTACTTTGTTTTCCATTTTGTTTATTTTTAAAATTTAGGTTTAATTATTTGTTTTGTAAATTCTTTTTTTGATAAATCAACAACACCATTAATATTACTTTGTATTAATTTATTAAATTCAATAGCTTTATTTGTTTTATAAAGTAATGTATCAATAACTCTTTTTTGACCATCTGATAAAACTAAATCAACTGTTACATCTTTAGTTTGTCCAAACCTCCAAAACCTTCTTATAGATTGATAGTATTGTTCATAAGACCATGTAGGAAAATAAACAGTATGATTGCAATGCTGCCAATTTAATCCGAATGAAGTGATTTTTGGTTTTGTAATTATTCTTTTAATATTTCCATTTGCAAAATTTAAAAGTATATCTTCTTTCTTTTCAATTGTCATACCTCCTTTTAATTGAATTGCATCTTTATCTAATTCATTTAATAAATCTCCTTCATCATTAAAATTACACCAATAAACAGAAGTTTTATTATTAGCTAATTCAACAGCCTTTTCACATCTTTGAGTAAAAGTTCCTTTTTGTTCCTCTCTTACTTCTGACATTGTTTTTGCTATTCCATTAAATAACATTACTTGGTTATTAATTACCCAGTTGTTTTCATTTTTAACAAAAACTTTATTTTCAATTAAATTAGGTAACTTATATCTTTCATCTGAAAAACCTAAATCAGAAGGCTTTTTAATTGATATCGACCATTGATTTAACCAACTAAAAAACTCATTCTTAGCGTGAGGTTTTAAGTACCATTTTGTTCCAATATCTTGAGGTCTTACATTGTTTTCGTTATTAGCAAAAAACTTAGTTAGCATATCCATATAAGGAAAATAACCCAAAGCCTCACTACTTGTTCCAAATTCAATATAATCATTTGGAGCAGGTGTTGCTGTGCTTAAAAATCTGTATGGTATTTTCTTTAAAAAAGATGTTATTGCCCATTTTGTTTTACCATCAAAGTTTTTTAAGATACTACTTTCATCAAGTATCACACCTTCAAAATCATTGCTATCAAAATAGTGCAACCTTTCATAATTACAAATAACAATTTTTTTAGTATGCTTACCATCTTTTGAGTATTCAATGTCATCAATACCCAATTTTTCAGCTTCTAAAATAAATTGAAATGCAACAGCTAAAGGAGTTAAAATCAACACTTTTTTATTAGTATGTTGAATAATGTTTTTTGCAATTGATAACTGAATAAGTGTTTTACCCAATCCAGTATCGGCAAAAATAGCAATTTTACCTTTTAAGGTAGCTTTCTCAATAATGTATTTTTGAAAGTCAAAAGCCATGTCAGGAACATAATTAGCTTTAAATCCAAAATTACCGATTGAGTGTTTTTTGTTTTCTAAAAACGTTTGGTAATCCATAATTAAATTAGTTTAAATAAAAATCCCTTTGTTGAGGTTTCGTCGGGCATGACTACTCCCCCTACAAAGGGATAAAAGTTTTAATTGATAAGTGAATGCCCTCACTATACTTTGCAATATTACTAATCTTTTTTCAATTCTTTAATTTTTTTTTTGTATTTTTCAATTAAGTCTTTGATTTCCAACTCTGAAAGTTTAATTACGCTTTTACGTTGTTCTAATAAATAGTTGAATCTATCTAATCCAATTCGTTTAGGTAGTTGAATAAAGTATTCAGATTGCATCCCGTGTCCGTGTTGGTTACAAGCTACACATTGCCCCTGTACATTATCTTCATTAAATCGTAAAGCAGGATAAGAACCAACTGAAAAGAAATGACCAGCATCATATTTATCTCTAAATGGTTTAGAGCAAGTAATACAGCCTTTATCTTTATCTCTTAAACGAATATAAGTATTAAACACTACCTGAGCCAAATTAAGCCATTCTGTACGTGTCCTCGCCTTATCTATCATCTTTTGCTTTTCAGCTTTCCATACCTTCTTTTTAGCCCCTTCTACAACACAAGAAAGGGAACACCACTTATCAGTAGTTTTATACTTAGTAAATGGAGTTCCACATTCTTTGCAGATAGCAGGTGGTTTCTGTATAAACTTAGCCATTAGTTGAATAAAGTTTTTTAAATACTTCTAAATACTTATTTCTTTGTTCTATAAAGTTAGGTAATATTTCTTGAAGTTTTTTCTCAAAATGAATATCACGATAAACATTAATAATTATCATTCTTTTATCAGGTTTAACGGGGTAAGTTAACCCGTAATCATTCATTCGCATTGTTTCAGTTAAGTAAATACAGAATTTCCATACTGGTTTATCGAATAAATAACAATACATTTTACCTTGATATTCTTGTTGAGTATCTAAACCATCAAAAATATAATCAGTGAATTTTTCTAATGAAGTTGGGCATTTAAAGTCCAATCCGCAATCAGTATCTAAAGCATCAGAAGTACCACCACATTCGCCTTTTATCTCAAATCTACCCTTTTCAATTGTTTTAGAATAATTATCTCTATAATATTCAAAAGCTTCATGTTCTGAAAAGTTACCATGTTCAGTTTGCCATGTGCTAACTTCATCGTAAAACTCGAAAAACATTTCACGGGCTAATTTACGAGCATAAGTATCTATTCCTTTTTTTGCATCCTTTTTAGGAAACAAAACAGAACAAGCAGACCCAGTTACTAAACCGAATCTGCGTTGGTCGAATTTATCAATAGCAAAGTCCATTATACTACTTTTTTATTTTCTACTCTAATTGCCTCAACCACTTCACCAAATGCTTTTACTTTAGCAACGTAAAGAGTTACTTTTCCATTGTTCCAATTTTCAACGTATGGAGTTTCTAAAACTTTAGAAATTATTTTGCAATTTGTTTTATTTAGAATTAATGGCTTTTTTGCACCTATTAAAGTCGCAACAATACATTGTTCTTCTTTGCCATCCATACCTTTTACCATTTCCTTAGTTACCTTATCAATTGTAACTACAATCTTTTCATTTGGTTGAAAATCATGCGCACCAATATAATTAGGATTTGTTAGTTTTTTCCAATGAGTTACTTTAGT